AGCGCAAAGTTAGCCGCACTGAAAGAGGAGTTAAATACGATTAAGAATCCTGAGTTAGAAAGCGATAGTCTAACCGTCCGGGCCGAGCAGTATCGCATTGATTATCAGCGGTGGAATCAGGCTAGGGTAGAGACGGCCAAGGGACTGTTCAAATTGGAAGGCACCAAGTTCATTGAGAACCCTTATCTCAAGATAGAGCGGCAATCCTTTACGCAGATGATGATCACAGAGAATAAGATCAGGATGGAATTGAGGTCGATAGATGAGCAGATGCGGAGAGATGAAATCGAAATGGGATTGACGCCGAGCTCCAGGAGCAGGGTCAAGGTTGCCGGGGGGCAGCCGAATAAGGAGAATGAAAAAGAGAGATTTTTTAGTTAGGAGGAGAAAAGATAATGGAGAATATATTAAAAATTAGGGCAGTATCAGCTCCATGGAATAATGGAGTTGAATTTTTAATCAGATGCGGAAATGCAGTAGCAGAACCCCTTATTATGAAACAGCATGAAGAAAATACTGTAGCGGAACCCACATTTAGATTAGACAGAGAATATGCACAACTTTTGATGGATGATCTTTGGATGGCTGGAATAAGACCAACTGAAGGGACTGGATCAGCGGGAGCATTAGCGGCAACACAAAAACATCTTGAAGATATGCGGACACTTGTTTTTAAAAATAAAGCATAAAGGAGAGCCATGATTTACACATATTTTTATAAAAACGGAATGACGGTAAAAGAGTTGAAAGAACTTGTAAAAGACTGGCCTGAGTATGATTTTAATGGGGAACCGACTACGGTTTGGATTGAAACGGGTCTAATGTTGAGTTCACCTGTTATAGAATCTAGTTTATTGAATTACAGGGAGCAAGACGGTAAGGAAGCGGCAGATTTACTTTTAGAATCAAATACTTTTGAAGAACATACAGGAGAATAATAAAATAAGCAGCCAAATAGCCAAAATAAGGAGAAATATGGAAAGACAAGATCAACCAGTTCAAATCCCGATTGACCTCAAAAACGCCACCCCATTGATATGCGAATGCGGATGTAAATATTTCAAGCAGGCTTTTCTTGCCTACAAAGTATCGGCCTTTGCAAATCCGACAGGGAAGGAATTGATAGCGCAACAGCCGGTATTTTTATGCATGGAGTGTGGAAAGATGTTAGGGGAGAAGGATGCCGAAAATAAATAACGACCGCGCCACTGCCTATGCTCAATCCGTCCTTTCCGGTGAAATCCTGGCGGGCCCCATTGTGCGGGCAGCCTGCCAACGGCACCTAAATGATCTTGAACATGCCGGGGAGCGGGGATTCTACTATGATGAGAAAGAGGCTGCCGAGGCCATGGCATTCTTTGAGGAGATCCTGCATCTTGCCGGCGGTCAATATGAGGGATTGCCTTTTATCCTTCTGCCATGGGAGGCATTTATTATATCCAGCTTGTTTGGGTGGAAGCGCAAGTCCGATGATATGAGGCGGTTCCGGGTGGCGTATGTGGAGACGGCCAAGGGATCCGGGAAGTCACCTCTTGCGGCGGGCATTGGTATGAAGGGCCTCGTTGCCGACAATGAGCCAAGGGCGGAAATATATGCGGCGGCGACCACCCAAAGCCAGGCCATGGTATTATTCCGAGACGCCTGTGCATTCTATGATCAAAGCCCTGAATTGCAGAAACGTCTTACCCCCTCTGGTGTAGGTGAAAAACGCTGGAACCTTGCCTATTTAGAGCAAGGATCATTCTTTCGAGTAATTTCAGCAGAGAAAAAGCAATCAGGGCCGAGGCCACATATTGCGTTACTTGATGAAATTCATGAACACCCGGATGGCACAGTTATTGAAATGCTTCGCGCTGGATTCAAATTTAGAAGAGAGCCTTTAGCTTTTCTCATAACAAATTCTGGATTTGATAAAACTTCCGTATGCTGGGAACATCATGAAGCAGGGAGGAAATCTGCGCTTGAACTTGTAGATCCACCCAACGATGAGTTTTTCGCTTATATCTGTTCCTTAGATGAGGCGGATATGATAGACGACAAGTATCTTAATGATGAATCTTTATGGCCCAAAGTGAACCCCTCCCTTGATTATGGCCTGCCGGGTTTTGAGTATATTCGTGGGCAGATTACCGAAGCCAGAGGTATGCCCTCCAAGATGTCCACCGTAAAGCGTCTTTCATTCTGTGTCTGGACAGAGGCCGAAAACCCCTGGATTGGCCCAGAGATATGGATACCATGCCGGGATTCTGATTTTGATGACTCCCTCCTCGCAGGACGGAAGTGCTGGGGTGGCCTGGACCTGTCCGCCGTCAATGACCTAACTGCCTTTGCTCTTATGTTTGCCCCATCCGCTAATGACCCGCTATATCGACTAAAGGTTTGGTTCTGGCTGCCGGGGGAAAACTTGAGGCGAAAGTCCGAAGTCGATCATGTCCCCTATGATGTATGGGAAAAGCAAGAGAGCCTCTTCACCTCGGAGGGAAGCGCCATCAGCAAGACCCAAGTGATCCGCTTTATCCATAATGAGACGGCGAAATATCAGCTTATCGGCATAGCCTATGACCGGAACCGGATGAAGGACCTTATAGAGTTTGCTGAAAAGGACGGGATAGAACTCGCTATAGGGAAGTGGGATAAGGAGAAGCGGGTATGGAATTTTGACAGGCCCTCGGGCATAAAGATGATGCCCTTCGGCCAGGAAGCTCGAAGTATGGCCCCTGCCATTGATAAATTCGAGACTATGCTATTGCAAAAGCAATTCAGGCACGATGGGAATCCCTGCTTGACCTGGTGCGCCTCTAATGTGGTGGTGGATAGTGATGATAGCGGGTACCGGAAGATGTCTAAAAAGAAGTCGGTGGGCAGGATTGATGGAATCACCGCCTCTGTCATGGCCTGCGGGGTGTTGGAGGACACCCATGTCAAATCGGTTTATATGGGAATGTCAAAAGAGGAGATAGTTAAACGAATATCACTATAGGAGAGAAAGGAGAGAGAAAATGGACACATCAATAGAGAAATTACAACAAGAAGGATATTTGTGTATGGAGATATTAAAAAATAGGCAAATTCGCATTGATGATACCAAATTCCATCAAGAACTTATCGGTGCAGCTGTTGGTAGCTCAGAACCACCAAGAAATTATGTTACTACATGGTATCATGAAACAATCGAATGCTTACATGTTTGCATTTATCTAAGCGATTTACTGAAGGATCAAGAAGAAGATATTTTGACAAAATTAGCGCCATATTTGGATAATTGCAAAAATGAAAAAGATTTGATTGCCTTAAATGGAAAAGTTATTTGATGCTTATGAAATAGAGGATACCATTACAAAAAAGGAAAGGGGAAATGGCAAAGGAAATTTTAGCTATACCAGAAGAAAAACTGTCAGAGGTTATCGCGGTAATTCGCTCCGGATTAGAACATGTTGATGATGGCCATAATGATCTATCGACAATATCAGATGAAACGAGAGAGCAACTTACTGAATGGTGTGACAAAGAAGAAGATTATTTGAAACGCATATCACTATAGGAGAGAATCAAAATGACAATCATTGAAATGTTGCAGCATTTAATCGTACAGATGATTTCTTATGAAATTGTTTGCATTCTAACATTGATACTTTTCGGTAATGTGAGAGCAGATTTTAGAGCGGGTAATGGCATTTTAATGCGAAAAAAGGAGAGAAATGATATATTGGAAATATTTAAAAGAATATTGGAAATGGTATAAATGGGCTATTTTGATTGAAATCAGCTTGATTTTTATCATTATTGGCCTTTTAAGGCTGTTTAATATTTTAAAATAAAGGAGCGGATGTCATTCTGAAAGGAATAAGATAAAATATATTGCTTTATGGATTGTAATTATAATTATAGGTGGTTTTATTTATGGCGTAATTTTGGCTTACATTCGTTTAGGATTAAAGGGATACGGTTGGTCATTATGTGAATTAGCACGGGATATAAGATGGTTCATAGAATATGATGTGATTGATTTACCATGGAAATTTTTTTACTGGATTAAGAAAGGAGAAAGATGAATAAACCAAAAAAATTGGCAGCTATTTTAGGAGGTGGCGATTGGACTGATGCTAGTGTAGAACTTATTATTATCCCAAGTGATATGAATTTAGATGAGCAGAAAGAAAAATGGAATCAATGGTATTTTGGAGAATATTGTCCAACTCTTAAGCAAGGCATGAAACCTGTTTATATTTCCTTTGTTGATTTCCTTAAAAAAAATGGTGCTAGAGATGCAACTGATGAGGAATGTTTAGTTTATTTTGAGGATTGAGGAGACATAATGAAAGTACAATGGCAATTAATAGATATTGAAAGCGGAAAGAAATATGCATCGCTCGGAGAATCGTTTGATTTAATACCAGAACTATTTAAAGAGAAATGGAAAAGATTATGGCATGGAAAAGATAAACGATCTGGAGAGAAAGGAGAGAGAAAATGCCAGTACCAAAAAGTTTTATGGATAGATATTTAAAAGAGGCCGAGGGTAGCCGTTTCTTTGGCGTTCCCATTCAGGAACTGACAAGAGATGAATTAATCGCCTGCGCTGTCGCTGGTTGGAAAGGAGAATCGGACGCAAGGGCCGAGGGAATCAGGAGGGTTAAATTTATGAAGGATATTAGAGGTGGGCGATGAAAATAGATCTGAATTATAAATTATTGAGGCGCATCATGCAGGATTTGTCCATCTATTTTGATGAGAACATCCCCACATGGCTGAAAACCAAAAGAGCACTTAAAAAAGAAGTCAAGCGTCAATTTATTGAGGCGATGAAAAAGGAAATGCAAAAACAGATGGGAGAAGATGAAGAACGGATATTGTGGGGTGATCCGAATTGTAAGGAACAACCTGTCGGCATTCTCTCTGCGGGCATTGATTGCCCTGGCGGGAAATGTCTTGATAGTTCGGAAATCTATAAAGCAATCTTGCTTAAGAAGGAGACCTAATGAAAGTACAATGGCAACTTGTAGATATCGAAACTGGGAAAAAATATTTATTGATTGGAGAAGCTTTCAATTTGAACCTCGAATTGCTCAAAGTTAAATTGAGGAGGCTATGGAAGGGGAAGAGCGGAGCTGAACCCATAGAGATATTAGTGGAAGACATTAGAACTGATGAATTAAAGGCAGACATGATTTATGATTACCCAGCTAAACTGTCTGAACTTTTAAAAAAGGAGGCATAATGGGAAGACCAAAAAAAATCACAAAAAGTATTAAACCAGAATCAACCGAGATAGAAATAGAATTACCAGAAGTATCTGAGCAGCCGGAACAAGAGCAGGATGTGAAAGAAGAGAAGCAAGAAAAACAGGCATTCACAATATTCGAGGCGGCTAATCTATTAAACATCAATGAAGAAGCTGTCAGGCTTTATCTGGCTCATGGCAAGTTGCAAGAGGCTCTTGGAATCGGTCCCGTGCGGATTACTCTCGATTCAATTAAGAAATTTCGGTTGGTGGGGCATTCTTTCACCTTAAAAGCTCAAAATTATGCTGATAATACCTAATAAACCGCTTTTTCGGCCTGATGAAGTAGCAGAATTGCTCAATATATCCGTGAGGACGATATATAGCTGGATAAGGCTTGGCAAAATCTCTGCTGTCAAGATCGGGCCATTTCGCACTATCCGTATCAAGCATGAGCAAGTGCAGGATATGATTGTTCCGAGTGATGAGTGATTTTATTAAAAAAGGATAAAGGAATAAAAAATGTCAAACAATAAAGATGTCATTTTGAATGCCATAACAGCATTAAGCGAGATTGATGCAAGAGAGCTTGATAACTGTTCGGTGGAAGAGTTAGCTCAATTGCAATATTGGTTATATAAGCATCAAGGATCAATATTTGTAAAAACTATTGGGCGACTTGCAGCGTATTGCGAACAAGAAATAAAAATATGACAAATCAATCTAGTCAAGTTCCATCCTCCCCCCAACTCTTCATTTTTTGTGCAATATGCGCAATATGGATTAGTTTTCCTTCAAATTCTCCCCTATAATCATAATATCGTATCGTTTTACCTCAAATAGGATGCTTATTGGGTTTTTTAAAGAGGATCGAGGCCATATTTGATACCCTTTTTCGGGACTTGCTTGTCTTTGGGGGTCTCTTTTCCTTGAGCTATGGCAGTTATCTTATCCGTCCTCATCTCGGCTTCATAGTCCTAGGAGCAGTATCGATGCTGCTCGGCCTTGGCTGGTTAATCAGGAGGCCTAAGAAATGAGTTTGATCGGTAAGCTCGAAAAGAAGGTCTTCAATCTTTCCTTGAGTGATCCAAAGGCATGGGATAGAAGCCTTTGGAATTTTCTCGGTTCACAATCTATCTCTGGCGAGAACGTCACAGAGGAGACCGCCCTCACGTATTCTGCTTTCTGGAATGGCGTCAACCTCATTTCTGGAACTGTAAGCACCCTTCCCCTTCATTTGATGCAAAAAACCGGCAAATCTAAACAGATAGCAAGCCAAAAATCTTCATATAGAGTTATGCACAGCCAATGGAATCCTTATGTAACATCGGAAGTGGGGCGTTCGGTTATGATGGCCCATATCCTTACATGGGGCAACGGTTATGCTGAGAAAGTGCGAAATGGATACGGGGAAATTATTGAATTGTGGCCTATCCCTCCAAACAAGATTATCAGCATGGAAATGCTGGAAAATGAACTCGTATACGGAATCCGGGTTGGAAATGAGACAAAATACCTTTCAAGAGAGAAAATTTTACACATTCCAGGGCTTGGATTTGATGGTTTTCAGGGTTATTCCGTTGTAGCTATGGCTCGAAAATCCATTGGTTTAGGAATGGCAATGGAAACATTTGGGAGCCGATATTTCGGAGAAGGAATTCACCCGACTGGAATTGTCACCCATCCAGGACAATTAGCAGATGAGAATCTGAGAGCTGCCCTAAAAGAATCATATGCTGGTCTTGGTCAATCTCACCGTCTTATGCTGCTTGAAGAGGGCATGAAATTTGATAAGACCAGTATCCAGCCAGAAGATAGTCAATTTCTGGAATCGAGACAACATCATATATCTGATATAGCTCGTTGGCTCAATATTCCGCCTCATAAACTCAAGGATTTAACAAAATCTTCCTTCAACAATATAGAGAGCGAGCAACTATCTTATTATGGAGATTGTATTTTGCTCTGGCTGGTAAGACTTGAGCAGAATTATAACATGCAACTATTATCTCCCAGAGAGCAGAAGGAGGGATTTTATTATAAACATTCTGTAGAAGGCATTTTACGGGCCGATGCTAAGAGCAGGTCTGAATTTTATAAAAATGCAATCATGTCAACATGGATGACGCCCAATGAAGCAAGGGCATTAGAAGACATGAATCCAAGTAATAATCCCCTAGCCGATGAGCTTTTTATCATGGCAAATATGATTCCTTTGAGTAAATTCGAGGATTATCTTGCAAAAAACCAGGGGAAACAACCTGGGCAACCATCGGCAAGCATTGAGGATCACAATAAAAGGGCAAAACTTTTTCAGATAGTGAAAGGGGAATAACAGAAATCATTTAATAATCAGGGCATTTTCTAAAGTCGGCCAGCTTTAGGAAATCGCAAGAAAGAATAAAGGGGCAAGTAGGTGCCTACTCATCTACTTGCCCCTTTTTCTTTGCCCGAAATGAAAATCATATCAAGGAGGAAATAATCATGCCGACAGCACAAGAACATGCCTGCTCAATAAGAGATAAAAGCGACTTTGAGGCCGACAGTATTAAAAGAACCAATAGGGAACATGAAGGCAAAGAATATGCCGTTCTCTTTGGTCGGCTAAAAGGCAAAGATACGACCGCTGAATATGAATATCTCTATGATAAAGATATTTGGTCCGCATCTGAAGCAAAAAAGCATTGTGAAGATCACGACGGTACATTTTCAAAAGCCCTCAAAGAAGAGAAAAAGGATGCTGATGAAGAGAAATACAACTGCGAATGTGTTGATTGTGGCTATCAAATAGAGTCCGAGGAGCATTGCAAAGACATCAAATGCCCAGAATGCGGCGGTGAGATGCGGCGGGTTGAAAGGCCAGGGCCAGGGCAAAAGAAAGAAAAACCGATTGTAAATAAGAAATCCTATAACAGAAGCCCCTTCAAGCCGCGAGGTCGTATTGATCTGAAGATTATGAATAAGGACTCTGAGGATGAAGCTACTCTTTATATCTATGATGAGATTAGTTGGTTTGGTATTTCTGCTGAGGAGTTCATCCGTGGTCTCAATGACATAAAGGCCAAGACGATCCATATCCGCCTTAATACCCCCGGGGGTTCTGTCTTTGATGGAACCGCCATTTTCAACGCCATAAAGCAGCACAAATCCCACACCATTACTCATATTGACGGCCTTGCAGCCTCCTTCGGTTCCATTATCGCCCTGGCAGGCGATGAAATCCGCATGGCAAAGAACGCCTTCCTCATGATCCACGATCCCTGGTCAATGGTGATAGGGACAGCCGACACCATGAGGCAGGAAGCTGACTTGCTAGACAAGATAGGGGGCGTGATAGCGGATACCTACATGGACAAGACCGGCAAGACTGATGTGGAGATCAAGAAATTGATGAACGCCGAGACATGGATGACAGCCGAGGAGGCCATAGAGATGGGATTTGTTGATGAAATTGAGGATGAAAAGAAAGACGAAAAGGCGAAAGCCAGCCTATTCGATTTGTCTATTTTCGCAAATGTGCCCGATGAGCTGAAGGGCATTGAGAAGGATCTTACCGAGAGAGAAGCGGAAAAAGCCCTGCGGGATGCCGGGTTTAGCCGCGCTCAATCGAAAGAGATATTGGCGAAGGGATTTCAGCCTGAGCGGGATGCCCAGGTTGAGCCCGTCAAAACGGATGTGCGGGATGCACAAATGGAAGACGAGCCCCCTCTGCGGGATGCAGGGCAGCCAAATGATGAAGTGATGGAACTATTAACCAGGGCCGATGTAGTGATGGCCCACTAAATTTTAACGAGGAGGTTTTAAAAGATGAAGACAATCACCCAATATAGGGAAGACATCGCTAGTTTGATGAAGAAGCTTGGCGATATAGACGCAAAGTGCATCGCGGAGAACCGGAATCCTACTCCGGAGGAGCTCAAGCTGAAAAATGAGATCCTGGACAAGATTCAGGAGTACCGCGAGATCGTGGCAGCCATGGAGCGCCAGGAAAAAACGCAAGCAGCTCTTGAAGGATCAGATGGGCCAGTGACCATTCCAGGCTCTCAGAAATTTGGAACGCAGGAAGTCCGCAAGCAAGATCAGTTTTTATCCTTGGGCGAGCAATTAGTCGTTGTCATGAATGCTGGACGGCCCGGGGGAGTTATTGATCCGCGGTTAAGAATCAAAGCCGCAGCAACGGGTCTCGGCGAAACGGTTCCAGCAGATGGGGGCTTTTTGCTTCAGCAGGATTTCTCGAATGAGCTTTTACAAGATACGATTGCGACAGGAATCATCGCCCCGAAATGCCGGAAAATGCAGATTTCCAGCAATTCCAATTCTATGAAAATCAATGGGGTTGATGAGACTTCCAGGGCTGCATCGCGTTCCGGCGGAATAATCGCATATTGGAAGGATGAGGCGGCATTGAAGACGGCGAGCAAGCCGAAATTCCGGCAGATTGAATTGAATCTCCATAAGCTGATTGGCCTCTGCTATGCCACCGATGAGCTTCTGGCGGATGCGGCTGCCCTTGAATCGTTCATAAGGGCGGAATTTCCAAAGGAATTCAGATTCCAGATTGATGACGCGATCATGGAAGGTACAGGTGCTGGACAACCATTGGGAATACTTAACTCTGCGGCCCTTGTGTCTGTACCGAAAGAAGGCGGGCAGCCAAAAGAAACCATCGTGGCGCAGAATGTCGAGAAAATGTGGTCGAGGATGTTTGCGGGCAGCTTACCAAGTGCGGAATGGTATATCAATCAAAACACCTATCCGCAGCTTTTCCAGATGTCCCATGCCGTCGGCCTTGGCGGCGTGCCGGTATTTTTGCCCCCAGGTGGTCTTTCAGTGGCTCCTTATGGAGCACTTTTCGGGCGTCCGGTTACACCCATTGAGCAATGCCCGACACTCGGAACCGTAGGGGATATTATTTTCGCGGATTTTCCGAATGGTTATATTCTTGCCGAGAAGGGCGGGATAAAGACGGACGTGTCAATCCACGTACAATTTTTGTACGACGAGAGCATCTTTCGTTTTGTCATGAGGATCGACGGGCAACCCGTAAGGGCCTCTGCGCTTACGCCCTTCAAGGGGGCCGATACTTTGGGCCACTTCGTTGCCCTCGCAACTCGTGCCTAACAAGCCGGGGACGACCCCCGGAACATAATAATTTAACTAAGCCGGACGACCCGGCGAGGAGGTTTTAAGATGGAAGGATATGGGAAAAAGTATCATCTAGCGGTTGGATGGAATCCGATCGACAAGAATGGCGGTGGGCAGAGTGATGTCATCTGCATGAAAGG